GCGGCGGTGGCGGCGGAAATTTTCCAGGAAACTCGGGAGGAGACGGCGGAACTGGTGGAGAAGGCGGCTTTGGAGTTTTTGGTTTTCCTATCTCTGGAGGTGAATCACATAATTATACTATTGGAACAGGAGGAAGTGGTGGAACTTCTGCTGGTCCTATTACAAATGGAAATGCTGGACAAGCGGGTCAAGCAACTACACTAACAAATATTGGAACTGCTAACGGTGGTGGCGGCGGAAACGGTGGCCCAAGACAGGGTGGAAACGTTAACACTCCAGGCTCAGGTGGAACAGCACCAGGTTCATTATTTGCTTCTGCAGTAACTGATGCTAAAAAAGTTCACTCAGGTGGAGTGCCATATGGTGGTGGCGGAAATGGTGGAGCTCAAGGTAATCCAGGTGGAAGCGGACAAACTGGTGGTGGCGGTGCTTTATTCATTTATGAGAATGTAGGGGAATAATGGCTATATTTATTTTTGCAAAAAATTCAAACGATCAAACAGGTGCTTTATGTAATATTGTTGAAAGTCAAACTGTATTAGATAATAATTGGAATGGCGATCCTTCAAATTATGACATGGTAACTGTATCAGATGAACTTTTTAATTCTGTTAGATTACAAGAAAAAGAAGTAGTTTCTAAAAATGGAGACACTGTAAACACAATAGACACATCTGTAGCATTTACTTTTAGATCGGGTTTAACACAAGATATTAACGTTAGAATTAATCAAATGGATAACTGGTTAAAAATAAATTCTTCAAAACCTTTAGCTAGTTCTGTTACAACATATAAAAATTTTATAGCTGGTATAGATGTTAACAGTTTAATTACTGATCCATCTCCTGATGCAACATTCGATGAAACAACTGGTTTGTATTCTGACGGAACACCTTTAAATTCTTCTTTAGAAAAATATGTTGAAGACCAAGGTGTTACAGCAGTTAACGGTAGTCAGCTTTTATAGTTTACTTCGTACGTTTTTTAACGTATAAATTTATTTATGTTTAGAAAGACAATAGAATTTATAGCTAATCAAAAATATGTTGATTCAAAACAAGATCAACCTATTCCAATAAAATTAAATATACCAGAATGGTATAAAAAATTAAAACATTCTGTTGATAAAAGAACTGTTAAAGGCTGTATGCCTTTTTTAGATTCTATGAGCACTGGATATTTATTAAAAGTTCCAGTAGATATAAAAATAAGACACAATGTACCTAATGAAGAAACAGGTGAAAAAGATGGTTATTGGAGAACAGGAACTATAGAATCAGACTTAATGAAAGCTGAAAGAATAAATGTAAATGGTCAAAAACCAGAGATTCATTCTGCTTTTCAATTAGAAGGATCTCCGACTGTTGAAAAAAATAAAAACTTACCTTTTTATAAAATATTAAATCCTTGGATTATAAAAACACCCCCAGGATATTCTTGTTTATTTGTGCCACCTTTAAATAATAGTGATGATAGATTTTCTATTATCCCTGGAATTGTTGATACAGATACATACAATCAAGAAGTTAATTTTCCTATAGTTGTAAATGGAGACAAGTATGAGGTTTTAGATACAATGATAACAAAAGGAACTCCTTATGTTCAAATCATTCCTTTTAAAAGAGATAGTTGGGAAATGAAAATAAAAGGAGAATCAGTAGATAAACTTAAAACAAGGAGTATGTTTTTTCCTTTTACAATTTTAAATAATTACAAAAAAAATATTTGGAATAAAAAATCATGGACTTAAAAAATTATGTGTATATTAGAGACGATTTAATTCCAATAAATATAGTTAGTAGTCTTATAAAATTTTCAAATTCTTTAGATTTTACTCCAGCTTATGTAGGAGGTGAGGAAACAGCTGTGATAGATCAAAGTATAAGAAATACTTATGCATATTCTTTAACAAGTCCCCACTCTTCTTTAACTCATTGTCATCGTTACAATCTTTTACATTATTTTTTTAGCACAGCAATTAAAGAATATTTTGAAAAAGTTAATATACATGACCCTGATCCAAAATTTTTAAAAATAAAAACTATAGATGTTTTAAAATATAAAGAAGGTGGTTTTTATAAATATCATGTTGATCATTTTGATAAAGAACCAAGAACTTTTAGTTGTATACTTTTATTAAATAACGATTATGAAGGTGGAGAACTTTGTTTTAGATATCCTGATACAACAAGAGAGTGGGCAGTAGAAAAAAAAGCAGGCAGGATTGTAGTTTGGCCAAGTAATTTTTTATATCCACACAGTGTAAAACCTGTAACAAAAGGGATAAGATATTCGGTAGTGTCATGGGCAATATAAGAGAATTTAAATATAAAAAAATAAAAAACTTTCTTACAAAAGAAGAAGTGTCATTAATGAGTCATTACTGTAAATTAAAACATATTGTAAACAAAGATAATTTTGATTTTGTACAAAGCAATGTTGGAGATAGTCGTTTTTATGCAGACCCTCTCATGGAAGCTTTAATGATAGATAAGAAAAAATTTGTAGAACAAGAAACAGGTTTAGAATTATTACCTACATATTCTTTTTGGAGAATGTATACTAAAGATGGTAGTTTAAAAAGACACTTTGATAGACACTCTTGCGAAATAAGTGTAACTGTAATGATAGGGTCTTGTGGAGAGTCGTGGCCAATATATATGGATGAAAAACCAATTGAAATGGAACCAGGAGATGCTGTTACATATTTAGGGTGTGATATTTGGCATGAAAGAAAACCTTTTACAGGAGATTGGCATGCTCAATCTTTTATGCATTATGTAGATAAAAATGGACCTTACGCTGATGAAGTTTTGGATAAAAGACAATTTTTTTGTATGCCTGGAGTTAGATAATGCAATTTAAACAATATAAAAAAGATGGATCATGTGATTTACAATTCAGTTGGAGAGAAAGACTTATTATATTATTTAAAGGAAAAATTTATTTTTCTGATATTGCTTTAAGACATTTTGGTAATATGTTAGTGAGTATGGTTGCAAACTGGCAAAAAGATTTTAATGAAAAAACTAAAAAAGAAATAACTTATCGAGATAAAACAAAAATAAAAGTAAAATGAAAGTAATAAAAAACTTCTACGATAAAGATAAATTTGAAGAAATACAAAAACTTATATTAGGATCTAATTTTCCTTTTTATTTTAATGATGGTGTTGCAGATCCTGAACAAACAAATGATTTTTATTTTACACATACTTTTTACAAAGACTATCAACCAACCAGTCCATATTACAAAATGTTAATACCTATAATAGATATGATAAAACCAAAATCTCTTATAAGAATTAAAGCTAATTTATATCCAAGAACTGAGAAATTACATCATCATAAAAAACATGAAGATTTTGATTTTGATAATTATGGATTAGTTTTATCTTTAAATGATTGTGATGGTGGAACACAAATAGGAGATAAGTTTATTCCATCAATAGCTAATCAAGCTATTATTTTTAAAGCTAATGTTCCACATAATAGTACCACTTGTACGGATAAAAAAGCTAGATTTAATATAAATTTTAACTACATATAAAATTAAAACTAATTCCGTATTTAATTTTATTGGTGTGATTTTTAATTGCTTTATGTTTTAAGAAACCATTGAATAATGCAAACGATCCTTTCTCTGGTTTAATTGTTTGATCAATCTCTGGAAAATATAAAGTTTGTTCATGGTCGTGTAGATATATAACTCCAGACCATAAAGAACTTGCATGATCGTGTTCTACAGTTTCTCCATTTGGAGAAACTTTTATACCCCAAGAATCTGTTAAATAATAATGTCGTAATGAAATGTTTTTGTCTACGTAAGCTATAAATTGTGAAATTATTTTACCAAATTCTTCATCGTGATTAAAATAAGTATACGAGGTCATTTGATCTTTTACGTTTGTTTTGAAACTCATGTTGTCTTCTTTTTTGATACCCTCTTCTATTTTTTTAATAAAATAATTTGCGTCAATATCGACTACCCCTTGAATAAAAAAGTAATCTCTTAATATTTTTTTTTCAAAATGCTTGTTTATATTTATATTCATTCTGTATTTTCCCTTGTAAAATAGCATATAAAATGCTTTAAACATATAAAAATCTATAATATAGTCCCGATATGCTACAAAAAATAGGATTTCAGCCAGGTATTAATAAACAGATCTCAGAAACTACGGCCGAGGGTCAGTGGATAGACTGCGATAATGTTAGATTTAGATATGGTACACCTGAAAAAATAGGGGGTTGGAAGCAGTTAGGAACTGATGATTTAACAGGAGCTGCTAGAGGTCTACATCATTTTGTAAATAGTCTAGGTAGAAAATACTCAATTATAGGAACTAATAGAATTCTATATGCGTATTCAGGAGGTATATTTTATGATATACATCCTATCAAATCTACAACAACTTTAACAAACGCATTTAGTACAACGAATGGGTCACCTACAGTTACAATAACTTTTTCTGGTGCACATAATATACAAGAAAACGATATTATTTTATTAGATAATTTTACGTCAATTACTAACTCTAATTTTGGTGCATCTGATTTTGATGATAAAAAATTTATGGTAACATCAGTACCATCAACTACAACACTCACAATTACAATGCCGTCAAACGAATCAGGAAGTGGTGCAACAACATCTGGTGGTATAAGAGTTCAACATTATTATCATGTTGGTCCTCCAGTTCAGGCAAAAGGATTTGGTTATGGATTAGGATCTTGGGGTGGTGAAGCTGCAGGAGCATTCACATCTACTTTAAATGGTGCTATAAGTGATTCTGCAACAAGTCTTACATTAGCAGATGCCTCTTTATTTCCTAGCACAGGAACTAATTTTATTATCATAGGATCAGAAGAAATTTCTTATACTGGAGTTACTGATAATACTTTAACAGGTTTAACAAGAGGGGTTGCTGGAACAACAGCAGCATCTCATAGTGATGGTGCAACAGTTACAAACTCTACAGACTATATTGCTTGGGGTGAAGCAGCATCTGGTGATTTAGTCATTGAACCTGGTATGTGGTCACTTGATAACTTTGGTGACAAAGCTATTTGTTTAATTCACAATGGTAGTGTTTTTTCTTGGGACTCATCTCTATCAAATGCTACAACTACAAGAGCAACAATTATATCTGGAGCACCAACAGCATCACGTCACATGTTAGTATCTACACCGGATAGACACTTAGTATTCTATGGCACAGAAACAACTATAGGCGATACGTCTACTCAAGATGATATGTTTATTAGATTCTCGGACCAAGAAGACATTAACACGTATACACCAACAGCAACCAATACAGCTGGTACACAAAGACTGGCTGATGGATCACGGATCATTGGAGCCATTAGAGGTAGAGATGCAATTTATGTTTGGACTGATACAGCATTATTTACACAACGTTTTGTAGGTCAACCATTTACATTTGCGTTTGCACAAGCTGGAACTAACTGTGGATTAGTTGGACAGAATGCATGTGTAGAAGTTGATGGTGCTGCATATTGGATGTCAGAGAATGGCTTCTTTAGATATGCTGGTAAATTAGAATCGTTACCATGTTTAGTAGAAGACTTTGTTTATGATGATATAAATTTAACATCAGGTAATCAAATGGTGTCAGCAGGTTTAAATAATTTGTTTGGTGAAGTTATATGGTTTTATCCAACATCAACATCATCTGTAGTAAATAGAATGGTTTCATATAATTATTTTGATTCATCATCACAAAGACCTGTTTGGACAAATGGTACACTATCACGAACCATGTGGAGAGACTCTGCTGTATTTGGATTACCGCATGGAACAGAATATGATGCAGACACTGATACATCTTTTGATGTTGTAGGAAACACAGAAGGTAAAACAACTTATTATGAACATGAAATAGGAACTGATCAAAATAAAAATGGAGTTGTAACTGCAGTTACAGCAAACATATCTTCAGGAGATTATGATATAAGCACTCGTAGAGGCATTACAGGTCAGTCAACGGGCATAGCTGATCTTAGAGGAGATGGAGAATTTGTAATGAAAGTTAGAAGATTTGTTCCTGATTTTATATCTCAAACAGGATCAACTAGAGTTACAATACAATTAAAAAATTACCCTAATAGTTCACAAGCTGGCTCACCTCTTGGACCTTTTGATATTACTAGTGCTACAACAAAAGTAGATACACGTGCTAGAGCAAGAGCAGTAGCTTTAAAAATAGAAAACACAGCAGCTAGTCAAAGTTGGAAGTTAGGAACTTTTAGATTAGATATACAACCAGATGGACGTAGATAATGGCAGGCATAGAGGATTTAATTGAAGTATTTAGAGGAGAAGCTCCTTCAAGATCAGGATTAGATTTTAAAGAAAATAGAGGAAGATATTTTACTCCAGATAAAAATTTTGCAAAATATATAGCTCAAGGAGGCTCTATGTCTCAAGGAAAACTTATTAAAGATTTTGGTGGAAAAGTTAAATCTTTAAAAATACCACTATCAAAATATAAAGAACTTGGTGGAAATAGTTTAGAGGTGCTTTTAGATGATGCTTCACTTGGTAAAGCAAAAACAAATTTACTTCAAACTTTTTTAGCAAAAGCTGGAAGTCTAACTCCTTTAGCAATAAAAGGTTTAAATATAATAGCTAGTCTTCCTGTTTCAACAGCAACAATGGTATTACAATCAACACCTGCAAACGCAGACGAAGCAAATATGCAATTAGAAGATTTTGCTATGATGGCAAATAAAGAAAAAGAAGGTATAGAAACAATTAATGTAGGAGATATGTAATGGCAAAGATAGTACAGGTATTAACTAGACCAAGCAAAGAATATGATTTACCAACAGCAGAAGCTCAGGTAAGAGATCTTGATGGTATAATACAAAAACTAAATACAACGTATCAAGAAGAACTAAAAGATGAGGTAGAAGCACAAAACTTCTTTTTAAATTAATGGCAAATAGTTTTATAAATAAAAAAGTAGATTTAACTACAACAGATCTGACTACATTGTATACAGT